TGTGTCTGTGCCCCCCTTTGAAGTGACGAACATCACCCCCATTTTTGTGCATTTGTGCGTAACATCACATGAATATGTTTGACAACGTGAACGTAATGTGGTAGCGGGCGCATCGGGTATATTAATAGGCAGTCCTATTGTCAGTACAATAGGGCTGCCTATGTTAGGACATTTGTTTGTGTGGTCTAGTTCACGTGTAGATAACTTGACTGTCGGAGAACGTTGGTGCATTATTAATACATGAACGGGGCGGGACGGACCCGTCGGGAATGGAAGGAATTGACATGGTATACACGAGGAATTCGCAAGCGTGCAAGAGTATGAAATTGCGAATGGTGATCGGTGGTTGGACAGACTATTATGTGAACCATTCAGATGATTGGGCAGCATTTAATGTGCACGGTGAGCGAGTCAACGTGTATGACGATAAACCCGATAGTGACATCATCACTTTTCAATGGGGATTTAACACACTGAGAATAACTATTGGCGGAATCGTTAAGGCAATGTCTTTGATCGATAAATGGCTTGAGGTGTGAACAATGTGGGAAAACATTAATGGCGAACTTATCTGGATCGACAAGGAAATGGGATGGCAGGAAAGTGAACGATACAATTCTGTTGGCGATGATCAGGTTTGTTCTTGTGGTGACGTGCGGCGTCATGGCGATCGGCTTAGTGCGGGCGGGGTTGCTGTCGGTGTCGCTGGGGGTATGATTGCGGCTAAGGCCGTGTCGAAGGTTGGGGGTGCTCTGTTGTGGCTGGCTGGGATTCTCACGTTGATCATGATTTTTATGTGAGGGCATATTCAGATAGACTTGAATCCAAACGGTTTTTGGTTTCACGCTATGCAGTCGCAAATAAACACACGAGAATCTTTAAGATTCAGGGCACAAGACACAATGTGTCAATTACAAGAAGCCCCGGATGCACCTATAGTTATACAATCAGTGTTCCGGAACACATTCTTTATTACCAGGATGAAGTTTCTACACCTGATATTGTATGCATGGCGTTGACAAATGAGAACTTTATTTTAGTTCCAGACGACGTTGATACACCAACACTATTTTAATAGATTCCCGGCTGGACGGGTAATACCAGAACTCTGAAATGAAATCGAGCCATACACGAAAGGAAACGATCATGGCTGTTGTTTACTCCTCTCTCTCTGACGACTTTGCTGGCAAGAAGGCTTTCTTCACTGCTCAGAACTCTGCTGTTTCTTTTAAGGAACTGCGTGGCAAGACGATTGAGATCAAGGATATTGTGATTACTGAGGATGACGTGGTTGACACGGATACTGGTGAGGTTGAGACTCGCCGGGCTATCACGGTGATTGACAAGGACGGAAATGCGTTCGGCACTTCGTCTCAGACGGTGGTTGCTCAGATTCAGCGGCTTGTGGATATTCTGGGTGACGTTAAGTCGTGGCCCGAGCCGGTGGCTGTTGTGATTGGGACTGCAAAGTCTGGTCGTGGGCGTGAATACACGACGGTGACGCTGGCCTGAGTGACGCGATAGGATACTAGTTGCCCCCTGCCCCTTAGGGGGCAGGGGGTGATTGGTTTGGTTAAGTCTCATTGGGGTAAGCATTATCGTTCGTTTAAGCGTGGTGCGAAGAGTGTTCGTAATACGGCTGATTCGATTAGGTCTTTTGTTGGTAGTCTTGACTTTAATCCTTTGCCGGATACTTTGTCTGAGGAACAGGGGAAGGTTAAGGTCAAGTCGGCCAAGACTACCGCTAGGGAACAGCATCGCTCTGATTTGGATAGGGCGCGTGATTTGCTTCAAGTTGAGCGCGATCGGGCTATTCGTAAGATGTATAAGATGGCTACTAGCGACGATGGTGCAGATATTCGCGGAACGAAGTATGACCCTTTGGGGAAGTCGGCTGTTGGAAGGGTGACGTTGAAGAATGCTGCGAGAGAACTTGAGCGTCTTAGTGAGTTTAATAATTCTGATAGTGTTTGGTATTATCGTGACCGTAAAGGTGATCCCATTTCTGCTAAAGATGTTCGTCGTTACCGGGATGCTGTTAGACGCTATAATGCAGATATAGATGCTTATGAGAAATCGGTGGCCGGAACCAAACTCCCCTACATGGGGGACGTTAGTGTTGGGGATTGGATTAGGGATTTTCGGCCGAAGAAGACATACCTTGCAGGCGGTTCACATTATGCGCTTGAGCGGATGAACCCTGATAAGCGTCCATCTAATTTCGAGTCCGCTATGGCGATGCGCGAAAAGACTAATGCTGTTTTAGACAGTCTCACCAAGAAAGCAAAACAGGAAAAGCTCACTAATGCCAAGAAACAGATTGCAGCAATGCTTGATGTTATTGGGGACCCTGAATTGTATGATATTCTTACAGAGATTCCCGATGACGTGCTTTGGTTAATGTGGACTGTAAATGGCGATTTCGCTAATCAACTGTCTCTCATGTATGAGGCAACGAAAGAAGGTTATTACGACAGAAAACGCGCTGGGCAAGATTTGTGGTATGACGACGTCGAGGAAGCCGATTCCAGTATCAAGTCTTTGCTTAAAGATTTGAAGAACGTAAAGATCAAACCGGAGGACGATTTCAGTGGTTCGCCAATCAACAATCGCAAGTCCCGCAAGGGGCGGCGTCAGGCGTAGCCACAAGAAGGTTCCTTCGTTTTGTGCGGACTTTGAGACAACTACTGATGAGGATGATTGTCGTGTTTGGTCCTGGGGTATTATTCAGGTGGGGAAACTTCAGAATTACGTTGACGGCATCTCCCTTGATGGTTTTATGTCACATATTTCTGAGCGCGCTTCGCACATTTATTTTCACAACCTAGCCTTTGATGGCACGTTTATTCTTGACTGGCTATTGAAGCACGGATATAGGTGGACTAAAGAGAATCCTGGGGTTAAAGAATTTACGTCTTTGATTTCTAGGATGGGTAAGTATTACTCAATCACGGTGGTGTTCGAGACTGGTTTTAGGGTTGAGTTTAGGGACTCGTTTAAGAAATTGCCAATGTCGGTTTCTGCTATTGCTAAAGCATTTAACTTGCATGACCAGAAACTTGAAATTGACTATGAGAAGCCTCGACCAATTGGCTACATCCCTACAGAACAAGAAAAGCGATATCAGCGAAACGACGTTGCGATTGTCGCCCAAGCACTTGAAGTCCAGTTTGCCGAGAAGATGACGAAACTGACGGCAGGGAGCGATTCACTGGCGACTTATAAGAAGATGACCGGGAAACTGTTCATTCGGAGGTTCCCCATCCTCTCCCCCGAAATAGACACAGAGATACGAAAAGCATATCGCGGCGGCTTCACATACGCCGATCCTCGCTACGCAAAGAAACTGAACGGTAAGGGCAGTGTGTATGATGTCAATTCGCTCTACCCCTCAGTGATGCGAACAGCACTACTCCCCTACGGAGAGCCTATCTATTCTGAGGGCGCTCCTAGAACTAATCGACCGCTTTATATTGCGTCTATTACGTTTACAGCAAAATTAAAACCGAACCACATTCCATGTATTCAGATTAAAAAGAACCTCTCATTTAATCCCACACAATATCTTGAGGAAGTAAAAGAACCTACAACAGTTGTGGCAACCAACATTGATATTGAATTATGGAAAAAGCATTATGATTTCAAGATTTATTCATGGAATGGAACGTTTGAGTTTCGGGGTTCACACGGGTTTTTCGATACTTACGTTGACCACTTTATGGAGATTAAGAAAAACAGTACAGGTGGATTACGACAAATTGCAAAATTACATCTAAACAGTTTGTATGGAAAGTTCGCAACTAATCCCGACATCACTGGCAAGCACCCCACACTCAAAGATAATCGCGTATCGTTGGTAATGAATGAACCAGAAACACGTGACCCCGTTTATACTCCAATGGGAGTTTTCATTACTGCATATGCACGCAAGAAAACGATTAGCGCTGCACAAGATAATTATGAAACATTTGCTTATGCAGACACCGACTCGCTCCATTTGATCGGTCCTACCACTCCCCCAGACTCGCTGTGGGTTGATCCTGTAGAACTTGGAGCGTGGAAGCATGAGAGTTCTTTCACAAAGTCTGTTTACATTCGAGCAAAGCAGTATGCAGAGGAAATTGGTGGTAAACTAGATGTACACATTGCGGGGATGCCTCGCAACGTGGCCGCCACGCTAACACTGGAAGACATGTTGCATGGTGGCACCTGGAATGGTAAACTGATTCCTGTAAGAGTTCCTGGTGGAACAGTCCTCAAGGACACTACATTTACACTCAAGATTGATTAAGGTTGGTAATCATGGCACGTCCTGTTTCTACTCACGCTACCGCTAAGTTCCGTCTCAGCAAGACCGTTCTTGCTGACGTCGAGGAGATGCACTGGGTGCTTCGCAAGGATTCTTCGGAGATTGTTGAGGCCGCGATTATTGAGTATCTGGCGAAGAATGCTCCCAAGTCTGGTAAGTGATTCTTGACCGATTGCGAGGAAGCAACCTAATGAACTGGGCCTTGCTCGGTTGGGTAGCGCCCCTCAAGTTCACTTTCGGATAGTTGGGTATTGTGGTAGGCTAGGAACGTAAGTTCCTAGCCTACCTTTTTAGGAGGAATTGTGTCAAAGAGAGAAAACGATTACGCGGAAAAGGTGCGCCTACGAGATGAGGCCGATAAGGCCCAGGATGCTCGCAATAGGCGGATTCTTGGCGAGAAACTGTATCAGCAGAAAAAGAATGAGGCTAAGGCCAAGGAAGCCGCTAAGCCCTCAGTGAAGGAGGTTGTTAAGGACCCTAATAAGTTTGCGGGGGACGTTAACTCGAAAGTTCAGGAAGGACTTGGCAAGGAGCGCGAGGAAGCAAACAAGAAGGCCGCCGAGGAAGAGGCGGGGATGGCTAAGGCCAAGGCGGAACAGAAGGCCCGCCATGAGGCCAACAAAGGCGTCAAGCCTAACAATCCTGATGATCTCGCTAATCCGAAGAAGGCGGCCGAGGCGGCCCAGAATCAGAATGGCGGCCAGCACACCGATGAAGAGTGGCGCCGCATGGGGGAGGACCCTAAGGACCACAAGGGTACTCAGGCATATGATCCGGGTGACACTGACGGCGACGGAATTGAGGTTTCTGAGGAAAAGGGCAATAACAAGCCGGGCGACCCGATTGTTCCCGAGGAAGAGAAGAAAGACCCTTACGCTGATACTAAGGCGGCGTGGCAGAAACTCACCGAGGTTTTCGGCGAGAAGGTCTCTAAACTCCAGACAGAACTCGAGGGGCGCCTAGGCCAAGCCCTTGAGCCCACGGACCGGGAACTCAATAACCCGTTTGCTGGGGACGACGTTCCAGAGTCCAAGGAGATGAAACTGGACGACGTTAAGGCGACGCTAGACGCTACGAAGAGCGACGCCGAGAAGACGGTCAAGGGCATTGGTTCCGTGGGCAAGGCGGCGGCCGAGACGGCCGGGGCCGCCGCGAAAGACACGGGAAATGCTATAGTTGACTCACTAGGCATTGACACTAAGGCGGTGAAAGACACCGGGAAGACTCTGGCAGGTCTTTCGGGACTATTCGCCAGTTCCGATAATGAGAATAGCAAGGTTCCTGATTCCGGTTGGAGCCCCAAGTCGATTAACGATCTTTTTAAGGATAACTGATTATGCCACAGTTGCGTGATGACACTTCAAACATTGACATTCTTAACGCCATTCGTAGCGATGCGCGCTACGACTATCAGACAATGGTTCCTGAGGCCACTAAGGCCAACATTCAGGAAACCATTGCGGGAATTATGTCCGACAACATTACTCGTAACGAGTTCATGTCGGCACTGATTAACCGAATCGGCTCAACCCTTATCCGCGATCTTTCGTGGAAGAACCCCCTTGCAGTTTTCAAGCAGGGCATGATGAACTTCGGAGATACTATCGAGGAAGTTCACATGGACTACATTAAGCCCACGATTTACGAAGAGCAGCGCGACTATCTTGAGCGCGACGTCTTCGGACAGGCTCCCCCTCCGGTTAAGAGTGCTTTCCACACGATTAACCGCAAGGAGAAGTTTAAGATCACGGTTAACCGTGACGTTCTTCGCCGCGCTTTCCTTTCGGATAATGGCCTTTCTGAGATGCTTTCTCAGACTATGGCCGTTGCCGCGTCGTCTGACCAGTGGTCCGAGTTCCTGTACATGACTCGCTTGTTTAAGACCTACGAGGATTCTTTCGGTTTCTATCGGATGCAGATTTCCGACATGAATACGTTTGAGCCCGACAAGAATAAGGTGGACGCCGCGCTTAAGGCCCTGCGAGTTGCTGCGAATAAGATGCAGTATCCGACTCCGGCGTTTAACAGTGCTGGGGTGCACTCGTTTGCCCGGCCTGAGGACTTGGTCCTTATTACTACGCCTGAGTTTAAGGCCAACGTCGACGTGACCTCACTGTCCGCCGCGTTTAACCGTAGTGACGCCGAGGCTCCGTCTCACATTATTACGGTTCCGGGCGAGACGCTGGGAATGGATGACACGTCTGCCATTCTGACCAGTAAGCAGTTCTTCGTTATTAAGGATATTCTCCTTGAGAACAGGACTATCAGCAATCCCGAAGGGCTTTATGACAACTATTGGTTGCACCACTGGTCTATCCTGAGCGCGTCTCCGTTTACCCCGGCTATCGCGTTTGGGACCAAGCCGAACACGATTGTGGTTACCCCCAAGGCTGAGACTAACGCCGAGATTACAAACCTCACGGTGACCCGTCCTGACGGCACACAGTCTACGATTATGCCCCCGGGCGCCGTGCGCCAGGCGGCGATTCAGTGGAAGACCGCCCCGGCGAATAAGGGTTACGCGACGGACTGGTACCTTAAGAATAGCAAGTCTAAGGGAACTAAGATTTCTAACGACGGCGTTCTTACTATTGGGCCGGATGAACCGGACGCATCCCTTACGCTTGGTGTGAATGTTGACACTAAGGGCGCTAATGGCAACAAGCCAGTGAATAAGGAGATTAGTATCCAGGTCAAGAAGTAGTCTGCTACAATAGAGCAAGGCCCCAACCGAAAGGGTTGGGGCCTTGCTTGTTAGGAGGATGTATGCCGAATCAGATTTACGATTTGCCCCCGGATACTGTGGCAGGTCTTTCTTTCGATTATAATGTGTGGTCCGCTGGGACTATGCTTTCTATGGTTAACGTGCCTTTCGATAATACGTATCGGGACATTATTGACTGGAACACCTACGGGAAGACACCTAGGGATTATGTAAGGTCCTTGCCTAAGCGGAACAAGATTGAGTTGTCTAAGATGACCTATCTTGCTCAGGGCCGTCCTATTCGTATCCCCACGCCGTTCAGTGTGGCGAATCAATTCAACTATGTGATGGTCGAGAACCCCGGCAAGCCCGCAGACATGCCTGGGTTTGAAGGCTACACGCCCACCACTTTCTTTTACTTCATCACGTCAATTGACTATGTTGCCCCCAATACCACACAGTTGACTCTCCAACTCGATGTGTGGTCCACTTACTATTCCCGCATTAGTTTTGGATACGCCTATCTTGAGCGCGGACATATGGGCGTCGCCGCAGTTGACGCAAACGACAACTATGGTCGCAAGTGGCTGGTTCAGCCCGAAGGGCTCGATCTAGGCGGTGAACACCGGGTTATGCGAACTTATCGAAAGACTTTAGCACGGGTCAAGGAACAGGAATACGTTGTTATTGTTACATCCACCATTGACCTCAGTAAAAGTGCTGGATACGGTACAGAGTCCGATCCTAAAGTTAAAATGTCTTTCCCCAACAATACCGAAGGATTGCCGAACGGTGTAGGCATTTACGGATGTAGTTTCAATGACTTTAAAGAAGGAATGTTAGGGCTAAGTAGATATCCGTGGATTGCCCAAGGAATCGGGTCAATTACGATTGTTCCGCGAGACGTTGTTGACCTAAAGGCTGGTAGCACTGTCCCCGTAGGAAGCGACGGAAACCAAGGCACGTGGTTCATGTTGAATAATTCTTCCGTTTACATCACAAAAGACTACTCGCTTAATGATGCAAACTTTCGGGATGAATTGCTTAGTTATCTCCCTGAGGAATATCGTCAGTTCAGAAAGTTCGCAACAGCCCCCTACTGCATTCTAGAGTTGACCACATATTCCGGCAACCCGGTTGAGTTCCGCCCCGAATCCGTTAAGACTCCGGGTCTTAAGATTAGACAGTACTCGCATATTGCGCCACCCAACCCGTCAGTGTTTTTCACTTTGCGTGACTATAACACGGTTCACACAGGAAACATTGTCGATATTTACGACGGAAAAGTAAGTGAAGATATTGGTGAGGCGTGGGACATGTGTACTGGCTACACGTCGTTGCCCACATTCTCAGCGGTTAACAACGCGTCCCTTAATGCCCTAGCATCTAGTGCACACACTGCGGCGGCTCAAGTTAATAACGCGAAATGGCAGCAACAGCGAGCACAGCGCGCCGCTACTGCCAGTAGGGATATCGCCAACGCCGGGATTGCTGCAACTGCTGCGGGGGCTGAGAACTCCATGTGGGGCAACTCCGCCATGGCCGATTCTCAGTCTCGATACAACAACATGAGGGCAACTGTTCAGGCTGCGCAAGGTGGAATGATGGCACTTGGTGGTGCCTTGAATCTTAACGGTCAGGCCGTTGGTGCTGGAATGGCTCAAGCGGCTACTGCGGGCGTTAATGCAATGATTTCCAATTCGCAGGCACAGTCTACTGCGAACATTCAAAATCAGTTGGCTAGCGGTGCGTCTCAAATTAGTCAGACTCAGCAAAGGACTGTGCGCGATACTAACTACGAACTCGCACAGTTCACCGCTAACGGTGATTATGAGACCGCTATTTCTTCGATCAACGCACAGCGACAAGACATGCAGGTTATTCCTCCGTCTGTTGTGGGGCAAACATCGGGGTATGTTTCTCCGATGGTTGCTCACGGTTTTGTTATTGATTGTAGAGTGCGGTTCATTTCAGAAAACGCCATGCACGCAATTGGACAGTTCTGGCTTCGGTATGGGTACACAATGAACACGTGGGTCAAGATTCCTAACACCCTTTCACTTATGACAGAGTTTACCTACTGGAAACTAGTTGAGTGTTACCTTGACAAGGGTGACATTCCTGAGAATTTCAAGGGGACTATTCGAGGAATTTTCGAGAAAGGCGTGACTGTGTGGCGGTCCCCTGATAGGATTGGTAGGACGGACATTAAGCGCAATTTTATTGATACGCGCGTTAAGGTGAGACTAAATGGCTAAGTCAGATTACGTGAAAAACGGTATCTACAACAAGATAATGCTCAAGCCGCCGTCTTCCAGCGAAGCACGGCAGGCCCAGTTGGAGCACATGTATCGACGTCAGTTAATGGGTAAGTGTCTTTCTCGATTTACCTGGGAGGGACTTCCTAATGGTATTGACCCGCGGTTCATTGAGGCAACTATTTTCAATAACGGGTATTCGGTTTTCTATTTCGATACGATGTTTGAAATGTTCATGGCGATGCCCGCAACGATCTCTGGTCCGCTAGACATTCAGGACAATCCCACGGGTTATCGGGTGTCTAGGAATGGAATCTATTCTAGGGAGGTTTCCGCTTCGGATAGTGTGTGTATTTGGGGGAATCAGGTTCGTGAACCTGAGATCGACCTGGTTCTTTCTTATGCGGCCCGGCTTGCGCAGATTGATAGGACAATTGAGATTGACTTGCTCAATGAGCGCAATCCAATGATTGTTGCCTGTAGTCAGGACCAGCGACTCACTATCCAGAATCTTATTTCTAGGATTTATGATGGTGAGCCCGTTGTGTGGGGAACAGAGAATCTTTCTATGGAGAATCTCGCTAACACTATTGGAGTGTTCCCGCTGAATCAGAATGCTGGTGCTGGTGCTGTTTCCTCAATCAAGCACATGGAATCCAAGTCCAAGATTTGGGGTGAGGCGCTCACGATGCTCGGAATCATGAACGTCAATTCCGAGAAGCGCGAGCGCATGGTTGTTGAGGAAGCAAGCGCGAACTCTGGGCAGGTCCTCGCTTCGCGCGAGTCGTTCATGAAGCCTCGGCTCCTTGCCTGCGAACAGATTAATGAGAAGTTTGGTCTCAATATTTCTTGCTCGTGGGCCGTGGACGATAATGCTGCGCCTAATCTTTCTGACTATCTGACTGAACTCAATACGACTACATATGGAGGGGAGAATGTCGGTAACGACAATAATGTTGCGTGACGTTGTTAAGTTAACCAACGATCACATCGGGCTGGACAATTATCCCATCTTTGATGAGAGTTATCGCAAGACGCTGAACGATCGAATTAAACGTGAGTACTGGTTACAAGAAATTGCTCACGAAACAATCGATATTTTTATCTGGCGCATGTCTCTCAGGATGGATTTGATTATGCCTCGGTATAATCGAATGTATCTTGCTGAGTTGCAGAATACTGACCCGCTAGAGGGAAACAGGCACTACTCACGAACCGGCCAGGACGGTAGGTCTCAGAACTCTGGAATCAATCACCAGACGGGTAGTGGTAGTGGAACTAATGAGTCTAAGGGGCGCACGGTTGGTTCAGACACGCCTCAGACGCGTCTTGCGGGCGATGGGGACTATGCTACGAGTATCAGTGACGCTAGTACTGGTGGTAGTTCTACGTCCCGTAATGAGTCTGACAGCACGTCGTCTTCCACCTCGAATTACTCTAACAATCAGAATTCAGAGTCCTGGGGATATTCGGGGAGTAAGGCGCGGGCTATTGCTGAGTATCGCAGCACTCTGCTTAATGTGGATGACCTAGTTATCCGCGAACTCAGTGATTTGTTTATGGGAATCTGGGACGGCGATTCAACTAAAACTCCTGGCGGTCTTATCGGGAGTGGTCTTATTGGATATGGTATTGGAGGATACTATGGCTACTGGTGATGAAATTCTTGGTAATATTGATCGGGCCATGTGGCGGGTTAATTCTCGCTCAATCAACAATGTGACTCCCTTTACTTACAGTGATGGGTTGACATACATTGACGTGCTTGAGCGAATTCGGTCGAGCGTGCTTGATGTAATTGCGTTCACCAACACATTCGGTGAAGAGCAAGATAAGATTATCAAGCGGATCAATGAAGTTGTGAATACGTTCATCGGCGAGATGGAGAAGACTCATGCCAAATGGGACGCGCAAGCGGAAGAGCGTCGTGTCGCCATTGAGTCTAAGATGAACGATTTTCAGAACAAAATTGTTACCGCGGCGTTTATTGGCGACGACGGTGGAAACACTGTCTCCGCTCCCACAATTGGGGGTGCAAAGTTAAAGGTTCCTTCGAAGAAGTGGCAGGATGGTATTGATTCTCAGATAACTGAGATCAAATCCGCTGCATCAGCCCTGAGCAATGACGTCACTTCCCGTCTTGCTGCTCTCAAACAAAGCGTAGATAACGATTTCTACAACAAAACTACCAGTGATAAGCGGTACAATCCCGTTCATCGTGTCCTTTATCCACACTCGATCATCATCGGTTCTTCCAACGCGGAACCTCGCGGATGGCCTAATGGTGTGTGGGAGCGATGGTTGACTGCTAAGGGGGAGATTCCTCATAACTATGGATATTCGGGTGGCGGATTTACAAGTACGTCCGATAACAACTTCAATACACAGATTGATCGTGCAATTTCTGGGCTTGACGCAAACACTCAGCGCCTTACTGGACAGATCTATGTTATTGATATGCTTAATGACATTCGTGGGCAGAAAGACATTCGATCTTCCGCCCAGACGTTTGTCCAGAAATGTGTTCGTAGTTTCCCGAACGCGAAGATTTACGTTATTCCTGTTCTCTACAATGAGCATTCACTGAACAACAACTGGGACATGGCCATGAACTGTGCCCGAGCAACCAACACGATCAAGGAAGTCCTTGAGCCATATGGGGGTCTAGTTTGTGAGGGGTCACGGTCATGGTTCCATAATGGAAAGAATGGGAAGTATTTTCCCGAAGAAGCGGGCGTTCATTTCTCGCAGGCGGGGTACGAATTCGCGCAGCGTCAATTTGATAACTGGCTTGAAGGTGGAAGTGGATGGATTGATTATGGTTGGCACAATCTTAAGGATGGGACTAATTATGCTGTAGTCAAGAACGACAACAATTTGCAAGCATATGTTGCCCGAAAAGGAGATGTGGTTATAGTGCACGGAATCTTTTCCATGGTCTCCGCACCTCAATATTCAACACTGTTCAGTCTGCCCAGTTGGGCAAGGCCGTATAGGAATATGTACATTCCCTCGTGGGACGCCATCACGGCATTTCCACTCATCACCGACGTCTCTGGAAACCTGGTTGTTAGCACTAATGTCAGTTCCGACAAGACACTAGGATTCAACGGGACCTATCCCGTGTTCTAAAGTGTGGTCCCTCCCTGGTATAATCCAGGGAGGGACTACTGCTTAGGAGGAAATGTGGCTTGGGATGCTACTGCAAAGAAAGTTGCTGTTAAGGCGATCGGTCAGGTTGAGTCATCGCTGAACTATGCTGCAATCAACTATAATGACCCTATTACTGTAGGCATGGCGCAGTGGTACGGGACGCGCGCTGCGGCGATTCTGAATCGCATGCGGGCCGCCCATAGCGCTGAGTATGGTCGCGTCGACGCTGGGCTCCGTAGTCGCTTGGAGACGGTCTCTGAGGGATCGAGCTCGTGGAACACCTACTACCTTTCCCGGCAGGCTGGGGACAGTCTCCGTGACCTATTGCTTGCGTCTAAGGATATTCAGGGTGATCAAATCATTAAGGACCTTGAGTCGTATTTCAGTGTTGCTAAGCAATACGGAATTAACCCCGAGACGGACACTGATGCGTTCATTCTCTGGTGCGTTGCCTACCACCAAGGCCCCCGTTACGCGCTACAGGCGGCTAATAACTATTCTGGTGGTGGTCTTAATGCCATGTATAATGCGATTATGGCTAACAGTGTTCTGGGACAATACCATAATCGCTACAACGGCGCCAAAAACATCATCGCCAACAAAGACACCAGCGGCGTAGACAGTGGTGTTGGGGGTGGTGCAGCAACTCTCGGCAATGGTGGCACTGTCGGCCAGAATAGTCAGCAGGTATCTGTTAATGGTGGCAAGGTGTTAATTACCGCCGACGACTCGAACATCCTCACTCTGCGATCGTCGTTCGGGACTCACCGTCTCTACTCAAAGGGTCACAATATCTGGGAAGCGAACATCGGAGAGATTGTCCAGAATATCACTAACGGGCAATCCGGCGCCGCTACCCCCGGTGGGGGAGGTGGGGGAGGAGGAGCTCCATCCGATGGCTCCAACGGCGCTAAGGCGCTCGCGTGGATCCTGGCCCGCCTGGGCAAGTTCGCCTACTGTCAGTGTCCCGGCAGGCAGGATCCTGACCGTTCAGGGATCACTGACTGTAGTGGTCTCATGTACGCGGCCTACAAGGCCACCTCGGGAACGTTCGTGGGCACGTGGACGGGTGACCAGTACTTCCGTGGGCAGGCTGTCATCGAGCGTGGCAGCGGGGCTATGACGGCCGCTCAGAAGGCTCTCCTGCGGCCGGGTGACATGATCGTTATGGCATGGCGCTCCACAGGTAGTGTCTATCCCGAGACAGACCACGTGGAAATGGTTGTGGACCAGAACACTACTGTGGGGCACGGGGGCAACCCGTATTATGGTCCCGTTAAGAAATCTATGGACATTCTGAGCGCGACGCGCTGGTGGACGGTAAGGCGACACTGATGAAGAAAAAGTTTTCCTACTATAGTTTCTCTAAGGTGCTCTCATATGCGGGAGTATTTAACATGATCATGGGGGCCCGCGGTCTCGGAAAGACCTATGGCGCTAAGAAAATTGTTATCAAGAACGCGATCAACAAGGGGCAGCAGTTCATTTACCTTCGCCGCTACAAGACAGAACTCAAGGGACGCAATAGTTTCTTTGCCGACATTCAGCACGAATTTCCTGATGAGGAATTCCGTGTAGAGGGACAGTTCGCTCAGCGTAAGGTGGAGAAGAAATGGGAGACCATTGGATACTTCATCCCACTTTCCACGGCGCAGGCAAACAAGTCAATTGCCTACCCGAACGTCTACACGATCATCTTTGATGAATTCATTATCGACAAGGGGTCACTGCGCTACCTCCCCGATGAAGCGAAAGTCTTCATGGACTTTTATTCCACTGTGGACCGGTATCAGGATAGAGTTCGCTGTCTTATGCTTTCCAACGCGGTAAGCATCATGAACCCCTACTTCATCCGTTTCCATATTGAGCCCAAGGAAGGAATTAGTCGTCACGCAGAGGGATTCATCGTCACTGACTTTGTCAACAGCGAACAATTCCAATCCGAAGTTGCGCACACCCGATTCGGCTCATTCATCACGAACTACGCTGAGGACTATGCCGACTACTCCATCTCCAACAAATTCGCAGACAACTATGACGACTTTGTCATGCGGAAAACCGGAAAAGCAAAATATGCATTCTCCCTACGATGTCCCGACGGTGAGGTCTCCATATGGATCGACGGCGGCACATGGTTCGCCCAGCGTCGCCAACCCCGCGGAGATCGTGTAAGATGGGCCTATAAGGTCTCTGACCTGCGTGAGGGGGAACGGTTGCTTATGTATGGGGACAAAGTACTCAGCATTATGAGAAGCACATATCGAAAAGGGCGACTTTTCTCCGACTCACCAGAGACCCGGAACATGTTCGCAGAAATCTTCGTCCGATGATACACATTAACCCTACAACAATTGATATTGCGCTAATCCTTGGCGTCATATCCCTAATAACAATCGCAGGGCGATTCGTCTACCGTGCCAGCCGATTCATGGATCATCTATCATCCATGCTCAACGCATGGGACGGAAGCGACGGAAAGCCCGGCGTTCTAGACCGGCTAGACGACATAGAGGACAAACTCAATGACGTTCAGTACCACGTCAAGCCGAATCACGGCGGCTCAAGCGTAGACGCGCAGAACCGTCAGCTAAGAGAAATCATCACCTACCTCAAGGAGAAAAACAATGGGTGAGCACGAGTCCCCCAAGCCTCCCTTCATCCCCGACGCGTATCGACTTTGGCTCTACGTCGTTAGCGCGGGCATTCTCGTTTGCCTCGGAGTTTGGGGCGTCTTTGACGGCGACAAGATTGCGGCACTTAACTTCCTGTTCGCCGCATTCTTCGGCGTTGCCAGCAAGAACGTTCCTAGTAAGGAGTAGAAGTGGCAACTCGCGCAGACATCATTGCCGCCGCCAAGGCAGAGATCGGATACTCCCGATGGGCCGACGACGAAGCGGGAACTAAGTACGGTCGCTGGTATGCCCAGGTCACCGGGTCACCCAGTTTCGGTGCCTCAGGAGTACCCTACTGCGACATGTTCGTATCCTGGGTACTCAGCAAGGTAGGGATCAACTGGGTGAGCGCCTACGTCCCCTCTCGTGAGGCCCAGGCACGAGCTCGTGGCGTCCTTATCGACAAGTGGGACGTGCGCCTCGGCGACCTCATGACCTTCGACTTCGACGGAGAGGGCATCGCCCAGCACATTGGAATCGTGGACCAGCCGCCCAACTCCGCAGGCGTATTCTATTCCGTTGATGGAAACACCACGTGGGGCACTGGCGGCCCGCAGGACAACGGTGGCGTGGTTGCGCGCCGCGAGCGCCACATTGACCAGGCCCGCTACGGTATCCGCGTAATCGACGACAACTCCGCAATTTCCAGCGGCGGCAACATCGTAGAGATTCAGCGAATTCTCGGCGCCGTACAGGACAACGTCCTCGGAGTAGACACCGAGAAACGAATGTGCGCAGTAATCAAGGCCAGCAACTGGGGCGGACGCGAGTTCCCGTGGGGCGTTGCCTACACACAGCAGGTCGTAGGAACCGTTCCAGACGGTGTTTGGGGCGATGCCAGCGAGGCCGCACATGACCGCGTCATCGAGTCCCTACAGGGTGCCCTAGGCGTCACCATTGACGGCGTATGGGGTCCCGAGACCTGGGCCGCCTGGGAGCGCCTCGCACGCACCGCAGAGCGCCCATAAACAGTTATCCCCCCGGAAGGAACCAACCACTTCCGGGGGATAACTATACTCACCTAACCGCTTCCGTATCCACTCCTAGCGACTCAAGAAAATCAAGATACGTCTCACGACACCGCTCACCACCAGCGTGACCGTAACGCTTAATCGTATTCATTCCAGTCACCTTATTCGAGAACACCACTCGGTTATCTGGCCAGCCATACAGGTCGAGACGAAAATCGAGACCATCAATCAGAATTCGATCACAGTAGACGCTGATGCGATATCCAGGCAGTTGATCTACAAGATTAAGTTTCACGGCGAATTCCCGCATATAATACATTAAATAACTCCCATGCTTTCCATGCCCATTTCCAACAGTGCTTCATTTCTTTGACTCATTGAGTCATAATGAATAATTGTTCCGCTCGATGACTCGAAATGATTCCACACTTCCATAGTATAGTCATTAATCAAACGAAATGCTGTGCACCCACAATAAAGAATATTGCAGCCGCCAGGTGTGTAGAATTCTCTCATACCGTAGTGGCGCAATTTTCTTTTAATCATCTGAGTTGTCATCACTATCACACTTCAACGACTTAACCCAAGCCGCCGCCCGTTCGGGCGTGTCATTAAAATTAGTGTGCTTAATATACCAATTACTGCGATAATTGATTATCTAGTTAATAACAAACTAATAAGAAAGGCCACCATATCTTGGTGACCAATCTTATTAGTAGTAGGACTTGATGTAGTGCATGCCAGCCAGCGCCTTGCGAGTATTCTTGTCGCCATGCCAGGTCTTCTTGATGACCTTTGTGATTGTAACGTTCTCGGGCTTGGAGGCAGTGATCATTGTTCGGTTCCTTTCTGTTTTGTCCTTATGTAATAAGAATAGAACAACCAACTAACGTTGTCAAGTTATCTACACGTGAACTAGACCACACAAACAAATGTCCTGACATAGGCAGCCCTATTGTACTAACAATAGGACTGCCTATTAATATGCCCAATACGCCCACTACCACAATACGTCATCGTTGTCAAGCATATTCATGTGATGTTACGCACATATGCACAAAAATGGGGGTGATGTTCGTCACTTCAAAGGGGGGCACAGACACA